CCCTTAATCCTTGTGCATACAAATCTCTTTGTGATTCTGGAGTAGAATATAAAGATTGCAGATAAGCCTGTCTGTCTGTTGGAGCTTGTGCTTGCAATGCTGTATTAACATTTCCTATTAAATCTTGATAACCTTGCGAACTCAACCTTCCTCCTCCACCTCTTACAAATTGTTCAAATGCAGAGAACGGACTACCTTCTACTCCTGCTGTAGGAGTTCCTGCCATTCCTGCTCCACCTGCTTCAAAAGCTGTTTGCATTTGAGGTAGAACATTTCTTTGTAAATAACTTTCGTATTGTGGAGTTAATGCAGTTACAGGTAAGTTAGAACTTAATTGCGCTAATACCTGTTGATACCCCCTGCCGTAAGGAGTTGCTTCTATATCTGATATTATATCTGCTCTTGATCTTGGGTCAACAAATTCATTAAATGCTCCACCTAATCCTGCGCCCATAGCTCCTGTAGCTGCAGGGGTTGTAGTTGTTGTAGTTGCAGGAGTTGTTGTTGCAGGAGTTGTTGTCATTGCTCCACTTGTTGTTACAGCAGAATTGTAAGCATCATTAGCTTTGTTCGCTGCTGCTGTATTTGCTGGAGTTGGGTTTGTTGCTGCTTTTGCATCTGCTATATCTTTAGCTGTTTTTGCGTTGTCTATAATAATTTGATCTGTTGATTTTTTTTGTTCTTTAGCTGTATCTGTTTCTATTTGTGTTATTTGATTTTGAAAAGACTCAGATATATTGCTATCAGCAAATCCTTTAAAAGCATTTGTATTAGCTTTGTTTGTTATTTTATCTACTGTTTTTAAATCTGTTTTGTTGTTTATATAATTTGTAACAGATTGCCCTTCAAAATCTTCTAATTCTCCTAAGGGAATGCCATAATCTCTATATGCTTTTATTAATCTATCTACTTTGTTTTTAGCTAATTGCCCATTTAATATTTCGTTATTAGTAGGGTTGTTAGCTATGCTATCTTCAAACTCATCTATTGCACTAGATGCTCCTTGTTTAAACTCGTTTGCTTTATCTTGTGCAGCTTTTTTCTTTGGATCAGTTACTTTACCACCATTCTTCATGTAACCCATCTTGTTACGAACTTTTTTTGACAGTTTACCTAAGCCTTTATTATCTGATGGTACTGGTTTCAATGATCCACCATCCTTATACATAGACATTTTTTTCATTGACGCACCACCTGGTGCTTTTTTTACTTTAGCACCATGTGCTCCTTTTTTGATTGCTTTCATTTTTTTTGATTTTACAGGTGCTATCATAATTGCTAGAGCACCACCATGTTTAGCTTTCTTTTTTAGTTTATTGATTCTACCACCATGTTCAAATCCAAAATATTCTCTTGCTCTACTAACTCCTTTACTTATTGTGTCAGGCAAGTTTCTTACAGCTTCATCACCTTTCATTAAG